ATGCTCCTAACGGATTAAAACATTTCCAAAGAACACCTGTTTCCACTAAAATGGAAGGTGACTTCGAAACTGGTAACGTTAAATACAAAGCAAGAGAAAGATACAGCTTCGGCTGGTCTGACTGGCGCGGAATATTTGGCTCACCAGGAGCTTAATTAATTATTTATGGGGCGGTCTCCGCCCCATTTACAACTAGGATTAACAATTATGCCGACTGTCCTAGCAGATGATCGTAGAAGCGACGGTATGATTTAACTACGAGGAATTACAATGGGTACTACAACCTTTAGTGGACCGGTTAGATCCGAAAAAGGATTTAAACAGGTCGAAAAAAATACAACAACAGGTGTTATTACTGATTATGGTAGAATGGACAGCACCAAGCGTTCGGACAGATTCTACCTAGAGGAGTACTTTAAACAAAAGCCAGCATTAAATGCTGCTTTAGACTCTGGTGGAACAACTACTACAGCGGCAGAATTAACTACATTTGCTATTGCAAATAAAGATTTTGAAACGTTGGGTACTAACATGACTACTGCCTTGACTACTTTTGCTTCAACTTCAGCAGGTATTTTAATGACAACAGCAACGGCTGATGAAGATCAAGCTATTTTGCTGCCACATTTAGATACAAACCAAACAGCTTGGAGCGGAACTAAGTGGGGAACTGAAAACGAAGTAGAGTGGGAATGTTCAATTATGTTGGCTGCGACTGATAACCAAAAAACTTGGTGTGGTCTAAAGTTAACTAATGATCAATTGATTGCAACTGATGATGACCAAGCGTTCTTTAAGTATGCAACTGATGATGATAACGGTGAATCATTAGATTCCACTACAAAATGGCACTTTGTTCACAGCATAGGTGGAACTGATTATATCAGTGTAATACCAATTACTGTTGCGGCAAATACACCATATCATTTCAGAATTAAATTTGATTCTGATAGAAAAATGGAAATGTTTCTTAATGGTATTCAGTATGACATCACAACTACTTCTGGTAGCACTGGTGGAACAGCAGTAGCAGCAGGAACTGCTAAATCAGCGGCTATGACCAATGACGTTAATTTAATTCCATACATTGGAATTGAAAATGGCGCAGCGGCGGCTGAAGTACTTAACGTGCACTACACAGCAATAAGTAGAAACGTTTACGAATAATAAACTTTAACGGAGCGGGGGTGAAAACCCCCTCTCTCCAATAGGAGGAAAAAATGGCAGATGCCGTAACAAGTCAAACTTTATCTGATGGCGATAGAATCGCTGTCATGAAATTCACAAACATATCGGACGGTACTGGAGAAAGTTCAGTAGCAAAAGTTGATGTTTCAGCTTTAGCGGCAAGCAATGCCGGATTAACTCCCGCACTTGTCACTATTGAACAAATTTGGTACGATGTTGGAGGCATGCGTGTAGCTTTGGAATGGAATGCGACAACAAATGTTGTAGCAGCAGTCGTAGGCGGAAGCGCAGCGGCAGGACCTGATTCAGGTCACATGGATTTTAGATCATTCGGTGGTATTAAAAATACATTAGCATCTGGATATAATGGTGACATTGATTTAACGACTCATGGTCATACAAATCATGACCACTATACTGTTGTATTACAGCTAAGAAAATCATACTAATAAATGATATCGAGATCTTCGATACCTAAACAAATATCAAAAGGAGGCAAAATGCCAAAAGGACCAGGAACATACGGAAGTAAAAAAGGAAGACCACCTAAGAAAAAAAAAGATAAGAAGAAAAAGAAAAAGAAAAAAGGTTAATCTAGATGGCACTTTCAGGCACTAACGCTTTTGATCTGGATGTTGATGACGTCATACAGGAAGCTTTTGAGAGATGCGGTTTGCACGCGCGCTCGGGCTATGATTTAAAATCAGCAAGACGGTCCTTAAATCTTCTGTTGGCGGAATGGGCTAATAGAGGAATTAATCTATGGACCGTTGAACTGCGTACACAAACATTAACGGCGAGCACAACAAGCTATACGCTTGATTCTGATCTCATCGATATATTGGAAGCAGTTGTCTACAAGGCTTCTGATACAACGGTTGATATTGAAGTTGATCGCATTAGCCGTGCCGAGTATTTAAATATTTCAAAAAAATCAACAGAGGCCGTTCCAACGCAATATTACTTATTGCGTGGTCAGTCTACCCCAACATTATATCTTTATCCAACGCCTAATGCCGCTGATACTTTTAAGTATTGGGGATTAACTAAGATTCAAGATGCAGGCGACTATGAAGATGAGTTGGATATTCCTACACGTTTCCTCCCGTGTCTAACAGCCGGAATGGCTTACTATGTGTCCTTGAAAAAGTCACCGGAGAGAACACCTTTACTCAAACAACTGTATGAAGAAGAATGGCAGCGCGCTTCGGAAGAAGACAGGCCGCGTTCCAGTTTTTATGCTATACCCGAAAGAGGAGTCATATAATGGACTACAAAGAGTTATCACCAATTAAACAACAATTTGTGTCTTTGTCAGACTACATGGGTATGGATCCAACGCCAATAAAAGAGCTTGAACTTCTTCCCGATTCTATAATAGAAACATTTGTTAAAGCATTAGAAGATATGATGGATAAATATAACATGGGTGGCATTGTATCCCTTAATCAATTAACACGACCATTAGGATATAGATAATGGCGCATGCATCAGGTAAATACGCGAAAGCGATCTCTGATCGAAGCGGAAGAGAATTTCCGTACAAGGAAATGATCAAGGAATGGAATGGATCATTTGTTCATAAGTCAGAATTTGAGAAAAAGCATCCTCAATTGGAGAGAAGCAAGCATACTTCCGATGCACAAAGTCTGAAAGATGCCCGTTCCGCTAGAAAAGAACCAATGGTTGTTTTTGTGGGCGGTCAAGGATTCTTTGATCATAATGATACAATGCAACCAGAATCTAACAAGGCTCCTATTGTTGGAACATCAGTTGGAATAGTAACAGTGAGCACGTCATGACAACATATGCAGAATTAACAACACAGATTTTAGATTATACAGAAACAAGCACGGATGTGCTAACATCAACAAGGACAGATGATTTTATAGAGCACACGGAAAATAGAATTTTGCGAGATGTTGACTTGGATGTATTCAAGTCTCATCAATATTCAACCTTGACGGCAGATAGTCCATTCTTGTCTTTGCCTGGTGGAACAACACCAGAGCCAACATCCTTGGCGACAATACGGACTGTCATGGTTTATGCTTCTGCTTCCGCTGCAAGGGATTTTTTGGAGCAACGAGACGTCAGTTTTATGAATGAATATTGGCCAATAAGAACATCTACAGGAACACCAAAATATTGGGCATGGTGGGATGAAAATACGATTTATCTTGCGCCAACCCCTAGTTCTGCGTTATATGTAGAATTGGGAATTACAAGATTACCAACAAGACTGTCCAGTACCAATACAACCTCATGGTTGGGTAATAATGCCCCAATAGTATTGCTCTACGGATGTCTTGCAGAAGCCTTCAAATTCTTGAAGGGACCAGCGGAAATGCTGCAATTATATGAACAATCATATCAACGTGCTATCCAAGAGTTGATGATAGAGCAACAAGGAAGGCACCGAAGAGATGAGTATATGCACGGGGCGCTACGAACGCCTTTGCAGTCACATAATCCATAGGAGGATAGAAAATGGCAATAACTCAAGCTGTTTGCACAAGTTTTAAGCAGGAATTGCTCGTTGGAACACATAATTTTACGGCGACCACGGGTGATACATTTAAAATTGCATTGTATTCAAGTTCAGCTACCCTAAGTGCTTCAACAACTGCTTATTCCAGTACAAATGAAGTTTCTGCTTCAGGAACCTATACGGCTGGAGGTGGATCATTAACAAATGTGACACCAACAACAAGTGGAACAACTGCTCTTACTGATTTTTCCGATGTATCTTTTACATCAGCAACAATCACAGCAAGAGGAGCATTGATCTACAATAGTACAGATTCAAATAAGGCGGCTGTTGTATTGGACTTTGGTGGTGATAAGACATCAACAAGTGGAACGTTTACAATTCAATTCCCAGCTGCAGATGCAAGTAATGCTATCTTACGATTAGCATAGGAGATAATATATGGCTCTCGTATTAGACGACAGAGTAAAGGAAACATCGACAACAACAGGAACAGGTACGCTTGATTTAAGCGGCGCCGTTTCAGGTTTTCAGACTTTTGTTGCAGGTATTGGTGATGGCAATACGACATATTACGCCATTGTTAATCGTGATGAAGCAGAATGGGAAGTCGGTCTTGGAACCGTTACTGATGCATCAACCGATACACTGGCGAGAACAACAGTTATTTCAAGTTCAAATAGTGATTCTGCTACTAGTTTTAGTGCAGGAACAAAAGATGTATTTTGCACCTTGCCAGCAAGCAAGGTTGCTAATCTTGATACAAATGATAATTTAACAATTGGCTCAGGATCCGCAGGCGTTGACTATACATTAACATTTGACGGTGCCGATGCTGATGGTGTTTTAACATGGATGGAAGATGAGGATTATTTTAAATTCTCTGATGATATTTTAATTAATAGCACTGAACGATTAAATTTTAGAGATACTGCATTATATATTTATTCATCTACAGACGGTCAATTAGATTTAATAGCAGATACAGAAATACAAATAGCTGCAACCACAATAGATATTAATGGTGCTGTTGCATTAAATGGTGCTATTACTGGTGCCACTGATATTACTTTATCGGGTGAATTAGACGCAGCAACATTGGATATATCCGGTAATGCGGATATTGATGGAACATCAAACTTAGACATCGTAGATATTGATGGTGCAGTTCAAATAGATGCTACATTCACGTCTGGTGTTGACGGACAAGGTTATGATACAAAATTTTTTGGGGATACATCAAGTGCCTATATGTTATGGGATACTTCTGCTGACGATTTAATTCTTGCAGGTGGTGCAGGTCTTATTGTGCCTGATGGACAATTCACGTTAGGAAGTACAGCTGTATCTTCTACAGCAGCAGAAATAAATCTAATTGATGGAGGTACTTCAAGGGGTACTACAGCAGTAGCAAGTGGTGATGGTATCTTAATCAATGATAATGGTACAATGGCAATGACCAATGTTGATACTGTATCAACTTACTTTGCAAGTCATAGTGTTGGTGGTGGTAATATTGTTACAACTGGGGCTTTGGATTCAGGTTCAATTACTTCTGGTTTTGGAACTATTGATACAGGTTCTTCTACAATCACGACAACAGGATTAATTAGTGGTGGTTCATTAGATATTGATAATGTTTTAATTAATGGAACAACTATAGGTCACACTGATGATACAGACCTTTTAACTTTAGCAGATGGTGCATTAACAGCACTAGGTACAATAACAGTTGGTGTTGATGATGCAGGACATGATGTAAAATTATTTGGAAATGCTGCTGGCGCATACATGGAATGGGACGCAAGTGCAGACGAACTTAGAATTATGGGAGCATCTGCTGATGCTACTACTAGTACGGGTAAACTTCTTTTAGCTACATCTCTAACAGATATTAATGCAAATGA